TACCCGAACGAGCGCCTTCTGTAAGCAAGGACTGCGCTTTTTCGTTTACTTTACCTGTTAATATTTGCGCTACTTTTTTGGCGATAGCGGTTTTGTAGCCTACGAAGCCTGGGATTAACTCGGACGGGCTGCCATACTGATCTTCTAAACCTAGCGCAAGACGGCCTGATTTGGCTTGCCCTTTAAGAGTTATGTCACGCGTTAGCTCGTCCGCAATCTGTTGCATAGGTTTAACGTCTGCGCCCATCTCTTTAAGAATATTAAAGCTGCCAGGGCCAAATACGGATTCTACGGCGTCGGGGTTGTTGCCTGCAACTAATCGTCTAAACTCGTCAGGCGACTTATCTAGCATTTCTAAGGCTTTACCCGCCAAACGACGGCGGTCAATTAACTGGGCGTTTGCGGCGTAATCACCTAAATACTTGCCGTAACCTGTACCGCCTGCTTCTTCAATGGCGTTAATGATAGGTGTTTTTAGTTGGGCAATAACGCCAGCAGCCAAGTTCTTTTTAGATGTCTGGTCTAGTCCTGGACGTAGCTTTTCAATGGCAGCGTTAACGGAGTTCTTGCGTAAGCTGTCCAAAGCAAACGCATCAATTACACCACCGTTTTTTGTCCATTTAACAACATCGTCGCCAAATGCTTTGACAGCGCCTTCAATAACGTCGTTACCCGCAAATTCAGGGTTATTTAAAATACCACCTAAACGACCAAGAATAGCGTCTGATTTCAATGGTTTTAAGCCATAGTCTGCCAAACTGTCTACAGCGGCTTGCTTAAACCGCGCAGCTTCACCAAACGCTAACGAACCTTCAGCCGCCTGCGCTGCTACGTCATCAGCTCTAGCCGCTAATTTCATTAATTGTTGGTCTGTAGTTAAGTTGTTGGTAGCAGGGTTAATAGCACGACCTTGCGCGGCGGTAAAACGCCGTACATCCCCAACCTTTTGACCAGCAGCTTGTGCTAATACATCGGCTTCTTGTTGTAGCTTACGACCCGTTGTACCGGCGATATTTGCGGCTGTTAGCTCAGTTTCACGAATCGGTGTCATTAATTGATTAAGCACATTTTTGGCTTGTTTGACCGACTCAATGTTTTCGGTCAAATTAGGGCCACCGGCTAATTGCGCTAAACGATTTAATTGACTTGCTTTTTGCGTGTCTTTTAAAATGCGCTGGAACGAAGTCTTATCTTTACCAGCGTAAAAGTCTAAGAACGCTTGATACACGTCGTTATCAATACCCGCAGCCGCTTGCGCTGCGTTTATGTCTACAGGCGCTAAGTTGTTAGCCGCACGGATCTGGTTAATTGTGTCGCCTGCCATCTCACGGGCAACTTTACCTGCTTTGACTGGGGCTAACTTACCTGTAAACGCGTCTACAATCTTGCCACCGCCAATAGATACATACTTGCCAACGATAGGCAATGCAAACGGTGCGGCAGCGCCAATTGCTGCGCCTGTACCTGCTTCTTCGGGGTTAATTAAGGCTGCGGATGTACCGCCAACAACAGCGCCGCCTGCCGCGCGTGTAGCTATGTCAGCAGCGCGGCCACCTGCCGTAGTAGCTACGGGCGCGCCTGTTCTAAAACCGCCTGTTCTAATGGCTTCTGCTACGGTACCTGCGCCTGGTATCTTGCTAACGCCTTTGGCAATTACACCGCCAACAGGCAACGTACCAATAACTTCACCTGTAAACTCGCCTGCGCCTGTCATGGCGGGGGCAACTTCTCTATAAGGCGCAATAAACGCTTCTTGTTCGGCTTGACGACGTGCAGCGTCTTGAATAAGAGCTTGACCTGTTTCGGTAGCGCCAAGGGCTTCTAAACCTTTACCAACCAATCGCTGACCACCAAACATGATGTTGCCAGCACCTTTGCTAAGACCAGCAAAAGGGGCAGCAACGGTACGCAGCTCTGCTTCAACCATCTTACGGCGGGGGCTAACTTGTTCTGCTACGCCGCCGCCAAATTGTTTGGCTAACGCTTCGTAATCAATCTTAGTATCAGGCGCAGGCGCTGCCGAACCACCAAATTGCTTTGCAAGGGCTTCGTAGTCTACAGCCATGTTATAACCCCGCTGCTTTTTTGTACGCTGCTGCCGCTTCTGGTGTTGGGAAAGTTAATACTTTACCGCCTGGAATTGTTACAGTATTACCACTAGGGCCGGGCGGTGGTGGGGGTGGAGTATTGCTACCCCCCAAACCTTTGTAATCGTAAGTCATATCGTAAGCTTCACGAACGCGTGATTTAGACCCTTGAAGATCAGTAATTGTTTGGTCAATGGCTTTCTGTACGTCTGATTTATCTTGTACGCGATCTATACCTGAAAACGCTTGTCGTAAGAACTGGCCTTCTTGGTTAGATACGTTACCCAAAGCACCGCCAGTTGGGGATGCAGCGCGCATATCTTGAAGTTCTTTAAATCCACCACGCGCTAAAATTCGATCGTATATTACTTGTGCAGCGCGGCCGTCTTTAGTAATACCAGGCGCGCGGCCAGCAGCAATACCTGTAATACTAGCTAAACCAGGGTGATCTCTAAGCGCAATTAAATCTTTTTCAAGCTCGGTTGTTTTAGCCTCAAAAGTCTTAACCGCTTGCGTTGCCTGTGGGAACTTGGCTTCGCGTTGTTGCATTTCTTTAGGCGACAAATTAGTTGTTGTTGGGCCACCAGGGATTGCTTCAAGCGTATTTTCTTTGGTCATGCGGAAACCAACAGGAATACGCTGCATATCTTGACCACGCATGGTTGTTTGAGCGCTAATATCTTGACCGCGCCGCGTTGTAGTTGCGCTGATGTCCTGACCACGGCGTTGCGTTATGTCATTGAAAAGCTGTTCTGCTTTTAAAGCTCGATTTTTAATAAATTGTCTACGTTGGTCTACGTTTAATGGCGCTATTTCTGCAAATTGCTGTTGCGCTTGTGCTGGCGTCATTTTTCCACTTATTACCGCATCTTCTAAAAAAGACTTAAAATTATTATCTGAAGGATTAAACTCTAGGTTTTTATACCCTTCACGCGCAATATCCATTTCTTTTGCGGTGATTTTTAACCCTGTTTCTTTAATGTCACCTTCTAGCTTACGGCTTTGCAACGCGTCCGTTCTCAGCTTCATAGCTGTAGCGGGGTCAATCGCAGCCAACTGTTTAAAACCTTCAGGCGTACTAACATCAACGCCTTGCGAATATAGCTGACGCAATTTGTTTTGCGATTCAATTCCACGTTGCATCTCGCCCATTTTTAAGGCATTAATACTTACTTCTTGCGCCCGACCAAGTACATTAACTGGGTTTTCAATTTGAGGCATCTTAGCCTGAAGGGGAATACTTGGGTCAATTTGTGCCATGACTAATCCTTAAATTAAAAACCACCACCAATAACGCTAGGCGCGCTTGCGCTAGCCGCGTTATAAGTAGGCATCCTATTTAAAAGCTGTTGGTTTTGGTAGAAGTTAATACCTTGTCCTAAAGCACTGCTGTATGCGTTGGCTTGACCAATCTGACCCGCTGCCTGCGCGTTGCCTGCGCCAATGATGTTAGACGCCATTGCGTTACCATAGGCGCCTGCCTGTTGGCCTAGCGTATTAGCGCTTGTTTGCGCGGTGCCAGCAAGGGCTTGGAATGGGTTTAGCGTACCTGTACGTTCGGCTTGGTAACGGTTAAACGCGTTTTGGTACTCTTGTGACGCTAGGTCTTGCCCAAAGCGTTGCGTACCCTTTAGGGTTGCGCCTGACAATAGACCGCCTCTAGCCGCAGCCGAGCGCTCTAAGGCCTTCATGCCTTCAGACATACGGAAAGCGTAGCCAGGGTCGGCTTGAAATTTATCCATGCCAAACTCAGCCGAAGCGTATTTGCCGTAGCCTGGTGCAGTTTTATCTTCACTAAGCCCAAGTAGCTCCATTAACCGATTTTGACCTTTAAGACCCGCTTCTCTAAACGGTTCTTGCAGTTCAACTTGGCGCTCAAAAATATCACGTTGCGCATCAGTAGCGCGCCCCGCTGCGTCTGCTTGAGTTTGCGCGGCGCTTTTGGCGCCTTGGCTTGATATAATTGCGCCGCCTATTGTGCCTACGGCTACGGCTCCAGCTACCCAACCTGACATAGTAATTCTCCTTGCAATTTAGGCAATTCTGCCTTTTCTTTAGCTAGCAACTTTTTCCTATTTTCACCTAATCCACACGCAGGCACAACATATAAACGATCTTCAAGCGTCGGAATATCCGTACAATCGTCTGGATTATCATAAATATCTACCCAAACCACTTCATCTTCAAACACGCGTCCTACTCGTTGTGCGCCTGCTGGGGCGTCAAATTCTAACGGCGCCGTCAATATCTTGACGTCTGTACCTATGTTTACAGCGATTGTACCTTTTTCAAGCCTAACTTTGTAAGCTGTTTTATGCGGCGCGCCCGTTAATACCGTCCAAGGCGGCACAATAATTTTGCGCTCATACAGATTTGGCGTAAAAATATGCTCGGTTACAATGTCCGCTTGTTCCATTTGCAGCAATTCATCTTGCAAACGGTCAATTTTATCAGGCGTAACTTCTAACGTGGCTACACCCATGTTAGCAAACATAGCAACGTCTTGAGCTACCGTAATATCCATTATGTCGCTGGCGTTTGCGCCGTTAAAATGCCGTTAGTAAAGGTCATACTGCCGTTTGCGCCTGCAACCGTCAGTTTGGCGGTTGTAATGGTAGCTGTTACCCCGCTAGGCGCAGCCGCAGCGCTAATGGTGATAGTGCCTGGGCCATTAACAATGGTTATGTTAGCGCCAGCCGTCAAGGTTGCTTTAGCCAAGGTGTTGCCTGTAGTGTTGCCAATCAGCAGTTGACCATTGGTGTAGCTTGTTTGACCCGTACCGCCGTTGTTAACGTCGAGCGTGCCTGCAAGCACTACATCACCTGTGGTTGCGGTAGTGGGGGTTAGCCCAGTAGCACCGCCGCTAAAACTTAATACACCGTCGTTATCTACAGTTACGTCGCCTGTAGCTTGATCGACTAATATGCCTGCGCCAGCAATAATGGACAATACGCCCGTGTTAGCTATGGCTATTGAGCCAGGGCCGTTGGTAATACCGATCCCTGCGCCTTGCGTTAGGGTGTTTTTACTCAGGGTATTCCCTGCGTTATTACCAATAAGCAGTTGCCCGTTGGTGTAGGTAGATTGACCTGTACCGCCGTTAATAACCGCAATAACGCCTAACCCTTCGCCAATTATGTTGTTGACGTTGTTAAACCACCTAAACCACTCACGGGACAACAGTCCAGTGGTTTCGTCAATCACTGGTGTGCGGGGCGCTGGTATTTGGGTAATAGTGTACGAAGCCATGCTTAAGCTCTAGTTGGACTCAATAGCAGTTCAGCGCCGACAATGACAACTTTAACTGGATCGGTGCCTGACACCTCATAAACCCGATCACGCAGCTTCATAGTCATGCCAAGCCTACGCCAAAAGACACGGCGACCGTATTGACCAATGCGCCCCATTGATGCCCAATGTTCGTTTGACCAGGTATGACCGCCATCGTCTGACCAACGCAACATGACTTCGGGGTTAGCGCCTTGCGTAGTTGCGTAATTTAATATAAGGTTATCGCCGTTTTCGGCTTCTAAAATATCGCCGTTTTCAGCAAGTAAATAATTAATAATGATGTCTTGCGGATCAACACCGTTAAGTCCTACACCTGTTTCGCAGTCTAGTTGTAGGCTATGTTGAGCAGTACGGCGCAGGTTGTTTTGGCCGCTAGGAATTGGACGCCAAGAACGCAACCATTTTTGAACTTGTCCATTTTCTGAATAGACTTCTAAATCGTAAGCATACAAATTGCCGTTTTCGTAATCGCCAAGAATTATTTCGTTGTTAAATGTCATTTGGCAATTAGGACGGTAACGCACAAAGTTACCGTTTGACCAACCTGCACGTTCATGCCACGATTGGGTTACAACATCGTAAACCCATGTTTTTTGTACGGTGGGGAATGTCAACACGTAAAAGCTATGGCCGTCTTGCTGATAGGTGTAGGCTATGGCATCGCCGATATTGCCGTACTGCTGGATTTGCCATTCGATTGCATGATTAGACGCGCGGACGCCTGTGTAACCATTGTTGCGGTAAACGATACCACGGCCCCTAGCGTCTTGTCCTAGCCAAAACACCGAGTTGTCTAACTTGGCAACGGAGAATGGTGCAACGCAACCAATTTCATTGCTTGCGCCTTGAATACGGGCAAGTGGAAAATCAGGTGTACCTGCGTTATACCAAACTTCAATGGAATTAGTACCGAACAGCCATGCCTCACGGTTGTTTACTATTAAAGCTATAAGGCCGTCGGGCGAACCTTCAGCACTAGCAAAGTCAAGCGGATCAATGGATGTGCCGTCAAGTAGCTGAGTAACCCATACCTTTTGACTGTTTGGCTCGTTAAACACAAAATAGCCGTCTAAGTAAGACACAGTAACAGCGCCAGGAAAGTCAGGGTCGGTAATCGGGCCGTACGCTAAAGTTACCGAGTTGTAGATGTAGCTAGGGCCATTGGCGGCAATAAACAGTTGCGTACCGTTGTCCGCAATAGACACGGGGCCTGTACCTGCTACAGTACCGATTAGCGTGGCTACGTAAGCGGAAGTAATGCGAAACAGTTGATTGCCTGACACTACATAACCAACGCCGTTAAACGTCCATAAGCCACGTACAGGGCCAGTGCCTACGGTGGTTAACAAACGCAAGCCTGGGGCGCGGTTAAGAAACCCCGCTTCTTTACCTTCATTGGGGATGGCTTCAGGAAACAAATTAACCATGCGGTTATCTGCCGCATTGACGCTACGGGCTACATACGCTTGCCCCAAGATTGGGGTTTTCATTAGTAATTACCCGCATAGATGTTAAACCGCTGACGTGTGCCTACCAAGCTGTATGGCAACGCCATGATGTCGTCAGGATTGTTAATACGCTTCAGGTTGCGTTTAGAGGTCATAGCAAGCCTTGCAACGTTCGGGGGTGGCTCGATACCAAACTCGGTTGCGATCTCGCAAGCAAGGTTGTATTTGAACGCCCGTAGGTATCCTGGCGGCATAGTAATGTCAGTCGATAGACTTGGCACTTCCATAAGCTTTTCTACCGAAACAATATGAAACTCTAACGGCTTGATAGGTACGGGATAGACGTACATTTCAATGTCAGGGAAAGTCATGTTGACCCACAGGACTTGAGGGTAGGTCGAAGTCACCGTTTTAACAGCAATACCGTTGTATTGTTGTTGGTTAATTAGTTTAAGACCGTATGAAATATTGGTTGCTGGATCTCTAAAATAGGTCGCATCGTCAACCAATACAGGGCGCTTAGGTGTGCTTAAATTAACTAAAGGCAATGTTCCAGTTGGGCCAAAGGTTAAATCTTTAGCGCCAGCAGGCCATAATGCCACTTGATCTTGGGTACAAAACACAGCTAAACGCTCGGTATTCCATGAGTCGATCATCTGATTTAACGCCATTAAAGCGTCTTGCGATGTGGCTGCGGATGGTGTTTCGCCTTCGGCTAAAACCCCTAGTACGCGCAATGCGCCGTTAATTTGGTCGTTTGCCGTGGTCATGGCGTAACTCCTTATGCGGTTGTTTTACGGCGTCTTGTCTTTACTTCCAGCGCGTTAGCAGGAGCCGCCTCGACTTCGGGTTCTACTTCTTCAACCTCAATTACTTCTACCGGCGTAGCAACAGTATACCGTTCCCAGCCGTGACTTTCATCATGGTCGGCTTCCATATCGCTACAAGCGACTTTATGGCCATGTACAGGGTGCTTTAAATAAATAACCGCCATTAGGGTTCCTCGGTAGGTTCGGGTTGGTCTAGCTTATCCACTAGCATTTTATACGCAGTAATAGTCGCTTGAGCCTGAATTAAAAAGACTTGCGCCTTATTTGTTTCAGACTCTAGCGACTGGATTTCTGCCACTAAAAATTCTTTAGTGATTTGCATTACGCAATGGTAGAAACCATAATGTAATACGTTACACCACCGCTAGTTACAGGGATAGTGTGTGTAGCTGCTGGGATACCAACGGCCGCACGGAATACACCTGTTGTAGCGGCTGCGGGGAAAGCTGCAAAGTTACCAAGTATGCCAGTGCCAGAGTTGGTTACACGCAAGAAAGACGCGTTAGACCAAGTACCGCCAGACGCAATATCAGAATCCAATTGCAACGCAGCAAGCGTACCGCCTGGATTAGTAGACGAGCCACCAATTGTTGCACGTAAAGCGTTAGCTGCACCGCTAATTGTGCCGCCAGTATTAATTGCACAAGTAATGTGAGCGCCGTTAATAGTTCCGGCTGTAGCACCGTTAGCACCAGTTACACGGGTCAAAATACGAGCAGTTTCGCCTGAACCTGTAGAGGTAAAGGTTAAACGGCTAAAGTTAAGACGAGTGTCGCCTGAAGTGGCCGAGGTTGTTGCATAAGCACCATTTAGTACGCCTGAAGTATTGATTTCAATCGGCGCGTTAGAAGTACCAACTTGCACAGAATCAAGCAAAGGATCAGCGTACGCTACGCCAATCGGTTTATTATTTGCCATTTTTAAACTCCTTTATCAGTTCCAAAAAAAGTTAACCCGCCCCGAAGGGCGGGATATTACATTAAGCCGAACGATACAAAGTCCAAGTTGTGTCGCTGGTTTTACGAGCGATAAACTGGGCTGAAGTTTCGTTATTAACAACTACGGCGCCAACAAGAGTCCAACCAGTACCAGCAACAATGGTTACATCACCAGTTGTAGTACCAATATTGACAATAGTTAGTCCGAAAGTGCTGCCAACTTTAGCGCTAGAAATAACGTCGTTTACACCTTCCACACCACCCGCCGTTACAACGATTGGTAAAACGTAATCGGTAGCGGTTGTGCCAGGATTAGCAACAATAATGCCAGATTCAAGTTGGTCTGCGGTTAAAGTTACAGAAGTAACGCCAGTTAACGTAGGGGGTGTTGCACTATATCCAAGGACGACTTCATTAAGATTACCATCGCCTAGTTGATAGCCACCTGCACCATTTGGGAGAGCCATAATAATTCCTTTACAAAATAAGTTGAAAAGCCCCCGCTTGCGCGGGAGCAATTAGGTTTAACCCCACAAGCGAACGCCCATTTGTGGACGAATCACGGAGTAGCCATACAACACGTCAATACGGCATGGTAAACGGTCGTTATTGATGTCGTATTGGCGAACAATACGCATCGAAATACCGTTATGCACTTGACGGGAAGCCATGTCTACACCTTGAGGCATCAACAAGTCAGCGGTCGCAAAAGTGATCGCATCTTTGTGATAAATCAAGTTCTGTGGGTACTGGCTGTTTGCTGCGCCAACAAATGTAGTTACTGCACCACTAGCTGGGAACGAATCAATCGTTGCAAGCGCGTGGGCAGAAGTGTACATTGCTGGGCTAACAGTTACAGTTGCAGCGCCACCAGCAGACGATGTTACGTCAGCTAC